ACCTTCTGCTTGAACTGGAAACCTAAGATATTCATTACCAGCCCAAACTATTTTGCTGTTCGCATTTAAATTACTTCCAGCATGAAAACGATAAATTGTTGTTGCTCCATGCAAGGAGTTAGAAAGCTGCAAAGTAAATAATTCAATAATTGCAGATGGATTTATAGATTGTAAATTACTGAATACCGCTGAATTAACTGTCATTATGAAGCTGGCTCAAAAACTTCTCTAAAAGTAGCAGTAATAGTTGCACGATCATTGAAAGGAATTGTTTTGTTCCAACTTTCGCAAACAAACTGCATTGAAGAAGATTCTCCTTGAGGTGTATATGTGAATGATTCTCTGTCTAATGCTCTTGCATCTAAAAAATTTTCAATGGTATCTGCATCATTTTCACTGACATTCCAAGTAAAACTAAATTGTTTAGGGTTTTGGTGAGCGTCAATTCCTAATAAAATTCTGTGTTCATATCCATCACCAAATCTTACCGTTCTTGTTTTAGGTGCATTTTTTTTACTTTGGCCAAATGCTGGTTTTATATCAGGGAAAGTTGCCATTATGCCAATAACCCTCCGGGTCTTTTTTGTTGTACTAATTCAGATTGTACTGCAACTGCAATAATCCTTCCTAATTGTTTACCTGCATTATCATCACCCTCTACAGAAGAACCAGAAGCATCAACATTAACAACAATATTGTTTGTCGTTCCTCCCATTTTATTATTGGGAATAACTGTACCCGCAGAACGAGGAACAAAAAGCTCCGGACCTCGCTCGCCCACCAATGAAGGCTTTCCAACAGCTGGCCTTCCACCATTTGCAAATGTTGGTAAATTTTTAAATATACCCCCTGCACCTCCAAATGCAGAAAATAAAAGTGTATTTATTCCAAGTCTCATAAGTTGTGACCCGATGTCGCTTAAAATTGACTTTGCAGCTTCCCCAAGACTTCTAGTTCCTTCAATAGCACCAACCAACGCATCAGAAATACCTGTTGCAATACTATCTCCAATTTGTGTAAATATTTCTTTTTGTCGGTCAAGAACTCTGTTTTGCTCTTCTAATTTTCTTGTTCCATCCTGTAATTTAAAAATCTTTGCAGCTTCAAAAATTCCGATTTCTGCAACCAAATCCATTTCTCTATGTTTTTGTTCGATCTCTTTCTCATTACCTTCAAGCCTTGCTGTTAATAATTCATTTTTTCTTTCAATTAATTTAACTTGTTTATCAAATTCACTTGTTTCGGTTTTTGTTTGTTTAAGTAATTTTGGTACTGTTGCATCTTGAGTTTGCGGAGCATCAATTTCAACTTGCAATTGTCCAGTTTGAAATCCAAATTTCTTTGTTAAATCAAGTTGTCTTTCTGCAAACACTTTTTGAAATTCTTCATTTCGTTTAAATGGGTTTGCAATGTTTCTAAGATTTACTATTTCAACAGCTTCATCACGCGCCTGATCTTGTATTCTTTTTCTTGCAGCTTTATTAAGACCTAATCCAGATTGTAATTTTGCAATATTTAATGCTTTATTTATTGTATTAATAACAGTAATCGTATTATTTAAAACAGCTTTTAAAACAGGGTCGAGAACTTCTCCAAAAGTTCGCGCCAAAGTTTCAACACCATCAACAAGGGTGCTAAATTTACCCGCTAAAGTCGTACTTTGTGCAATTGCTCCGCCTGCATATTTACCACCCGCATCTGTTATTCGTTGTAAAGCTAAATTAACAGCATCAGCGCTTATTCTCCCGCCCTCTAACGCCTTTCTAAATTCATCGGCTGTAAAGCCATACATTTTAATTAACTCATCTTGTAGACTGACACCCCTTTCCTGTAACTGAAGTAATTCTTCCCCTTGCAATCTACCCTTAGCCTGTATTTGTCCAAAAGCTGTTGCTATACCGCCAAGATCGGCTCCTGTCGCACCCGCAACATCAGCAAGCCTTTTTGTAACGTCAACAAGTTCTTCTGTTTCAAATCCAAACGCTTTTAATCGTTTTGTTGTTTCTATTAGATCAGAACTTTTAAAAGGCGTTACAGCACCGAAAGCCTGAATTTCAGCAATAATTTTATTTGTATCTTCAAGCGAGCCTGTAAGAACTTCTAAACTTTTTCTTTGTGTTTCTAATTGTTGAGTATTAAAAATAACAAAAGAAGCTGTTTTAAATAAAGAAAAACCAATTAATAGTTTTCTTACTGCCGCCCCTAATCTATTGACACCCGCGCTTGCTGTTCTTGCAGCTGCACCTGTTTCTTTAAATCTTCGATTATTTCTTCTAACACTATTTTCAAGTCTATCTGTAGTTGAACTTAATCTTTTTGAAACTGTATTGACTTGCCGAAGTTTATTAACTGCGCTCGTAGCGTCTACAGCAATTTTTACATTAGCTTGAGCCAAGACAACAAAAAACCTTTATTTTAGTGTACACCTATTTTCGTCTTGCGCGATCCATTGCTTGGTTTTCTTTTTCATTTTTTACTTCATAGTATGCAGCCCAATACATAAACTCGGAATCCGTCATTGATGTCCGTAATTCATTAATAGTTTTTCCAAGTTCGGACGATAAAAAAAATTCAAAATATAGCCAATTATCGCCCTTTAATCGTTTTTTGCTTCGTCAAGTGTTTCATCGTTAGAAAGATCAAACATAAACAATTCAATTTCATTTAATATTTTTTCAGGAATTTCACGCTGTAAATTTATTGCATCAGCGGGTGCAAAGTGTTTTGAGCCATCTTCTTTTTCTGCTATTTGACAAAGCATCTGTGTTGATATTTCAAGGCCATCTGTTGTATTAGCTCTTGCCTGCGCTTTTTTTCTATCAGCCCTTGTTATTGGGGGGAAATATAATGTAGTTACGACATCGCCGTTTGCGTTTTTTATTTCATATTTTCTTCTTACTGAAAGATCAAAACTTTCAACAAGTAAATCAATAGTTCTTTTGTTTGGCATTGGTTAATTAGTTGACTAATAAACTCAATGTATCAGATAGCGCTGGTTATGGTACCACTTGTTATAAAACTGATATTTATTATTTGAACTTCCCCAAGTGTTGCACCATATTCTGCATTTGTAATAACTCCCGCAAAACTGATTTTCTTTGCTGAAGTATCTCTATCGGGAAATAATTCAAATAAAGCGTCAGCATTATCGCCTGTAGTTAATACATCGTCAATAATTGTTGTGTAGCCTGCGCCAGTTTCGCCGGGTTCATATAAAAGTTCAAGTGAACCTTCACCCGATATTAAACCGCCGACATTTGTTTTAAATGTATCGCCTTGTTTTGTTGTTTCTATCGTGTCCTTTGTTATAGACAAAGACCAATTTCTTGTTTGTCCAACGTCAGCTTCGGTGCCGCCCGCATTTTCAAACATTACTTTACCAACATCGCCCTTGAGTGCCATAACAAAAGAAAAAACTATTTATAGATATATTAACTCTTATTTGATTTTTTTACATCTTTTTTTAATTTTTCTTGAGTTTCCATATATCGTTTACAGCGTCCATCCCAATAAGCTGGATTACGGCGGCCTTTAACAGCTTCAATCGCATCGAGCATTTTTTCTGTAATTTCCATTAAAGTTCCTCAAAAATTTCAAAAGTCATTCGCAATTGTGTTTGAAATTGACCTTCTGGCGTAGGTGAATCAATGACCTCCGGCCCAATTGGGCTGTCAAAGATCACACTAGAAACTGTAATTCGATTAAATAAATCTCGCAACCTTTTGCCAATTGTGTAATTATCGCCTGAACCTATACCTTGGGGAGTAAAGATATTAAAAACAACAATACCGTTAATGCGGTTTGACCCTGAAGCACTTCCCTGTGTTAAATAATTACTTTCACCAAATGTTGTAAGACATTGAACAAAGGTTGTTACAGCGCTGCTATCAAAAGCCATATTGTGAAAAATTACAGGTATTGGTGGCGCATTAGAAGCAAATTCTGTCGAAACTCTTTCTTCAATTGTTGATCTAACTGTATTTAAATTAATAGCGGCCATTATTTACCCCTTATTTGTCTATATAAATCATCGACTTCAGCCGCGATTTCTTTTGCCAATAGATCAAGATGTTTTGCTTTCAAACCTTGCTTGCTCCTATATGTACCGCCCCAAGATGGCGGCAAACTTGTTCCAAACATAACAGGTTCAGCATATGGAACATTATTATGTAAATTATATTTTTTTCTAAAATTTTCTTTTCCTAATTGATAATTTAAAGTCTTCGGCGGTCTTACTACAGTTCCCAATCCTTTAGCTCCATATTGGCCTTCTGCGGCGGGTGCGCCACTTTCTGCGTTTTCTCCTATCTGCCAAGAAACAG